TTTTGCATCCTTATTGGAGCAGCGATATTGTTTTTGAAGAATTAAAAATAGTCGGGACACGCATGTCTTTTGACTTTTATAACGCAAATAAAAAAATTGCAGTAGAAGTTCAAGGAGCGCAGCATATTAAGTATGTAGAATTCTTTCACGGTAGTCGATTGAAATACCTGCAACAATTAAAAAGAGATGAAAAGAAATTAAAATTCTGCGAAATCAATGGAATCACTTTGGTTGAAATTTATCCAAACGACAAAGTTGATGTTGACTTCTTTTTATCAATGGGTGTCATTTTGTGATTGACAGATACAAAAAAACAACTAAGATAACTGCACATGATCTATAATCTAGAACTAGAAAAACAACTTTTAGCGGCTCTCATCAAAGAGCCAGAAAGCTATTGCGAAGTGTCTAACTTCATTAGTCACAAAGACTTTTACAATGAAGACTCTAACTTGCATAGCTCAATCTTCACAATCATCAAACAAGCTATTGATGCTGGCGATCAAATTGATGAAATTATTATTGCGCAAAGGGTTGCAAATTTAGCACTGTCTTTTGAAGACAAACTCAATCCTGCTGATTACATTAAATCGCTAGCAATGCGAAAAGTTCCGAAAGGGAATTTAATCAAGACAGCTAAAGAGTTAAAAAAATACACGATTCGCCGCGAAATCTTTGAGTCTGCTCAAGAGATTGCTCGTAAGATGAAATCGATGTCGCCAGAATCAAACTACAGCCAAATTATTGGCGCAGCAGATGATGCTTACAATTCGCGAATCAATCTTTACGAAATTGGCAACGACACTCCAGAAAACATTTACGATGATATGGAGGATATTATTGAAGAGCGTGGCAACAATCCAATAACAGAATTTGGAATGATGGGTCCGCACCAAAAGATTAATGAGATCTACGGATCTCTTTTGAGACCAGGGAATATAACAGTTATTGTTGCTCGATCAGGTGTCGGAAAGACTCAGTGGTGCATGGACTACAGCACCAAAGTTTCTATGCAATACGGAGTTCCTGTTTTGCATTTTGACAATGGAGAAATGAGCAAAGAAGAATTGACAATGCGTCAATGTGCCGCAATTTCACGAGTTCCTATCCACCTATTGCAAACAGGTCAATGGAGACAAGCTGGACCAGATGTCGTGAATAAAGTAAGAGCTACTTGGGCTAAAGTTAAAAACCTCAAGTTCTATTACTACAATGTGGGCGGCATGGATGTTGATGCAATGATCAAAGTTCTCAAGAGATTCTATTATGGCAAGGTTGGTCGCGGCAATCAAATGATCTTTTCTTTTGACTATATTAAAACAACATCTGAATCTGGAGGTGGTAAAAATGAGTGGCAAGTAGTCGGTGAGATGGTTGACAAATTTAAAAAATGCATCCAAAAAGAAATTCTCAATGAAGGCGAACCAATCATTCCAATGATCACATCTGTTCAGTCAAACAGAAGCGGCATTACGAATAACAGACAATCGCAAAACGTTATTGATGACGAAAGTATTGTATCGCTCTCTGACCGTATTACTCAGTTTTGTTCCCACATGTTCATTTTGAGAAATAAGACTGTTGATGAGATTCAAAACGAAGGACCATCTTTCGGAACTCATAAACTTGTTAACGTCAAAGCTCGACACTTAGGTCAGGATATTGCTGGCGCAGTTGAACCAGTTCGTATTGGAGATAACTTGCGGAAGAATTTCATTAATCTTGAATTTAACAATTTCTGTATTACCGAAAAAGGCGATTTGCGAGATATTGCAAGAGCTTCAGAAGGGCAAATGGATTTAGAAAATACCGACTCAGATGACGACATCCCAAGTTTCAATTAATCCTGATCAAATCAGACCAACGTTAGAAAAAATTGGCTACAAACTAATTGATTGTGGTAGCCATTGGAGAACTCGCGCCTTATATCGAGGCGGCGACAATGATACTGCAATCAGAGTTTATAAAAACTCTGGCGTTTGGACTGATTTTGCACAAGGCAATCAAAGCTTTCCTTTTGAAAGATTAGTTAAACTAACTTGCGGATCAGACCCTAAAAAAATCAAAGATATCTTATCCTCTTTGGAGCAATCTGAAGAATTTTCTTACATACAAAAACAAACAATCGAAATGGACACTGTATATCCAGAATCTCTGCTCAATAATCTTTTCCCAAATTTTTCTTTTTATCAAAAAAAGAACATCTCAGAAGAGACTTTAAAATTTTATAAAACTGGTCTCGCTCAATCTGGCAAGATGTATCGTAGAATGGTATTCCCAATCTATAACGAATACTCGCAAATCATTGGCTTTAGTGGGCGCAAAATTGATGACGCTAAAGATAGCGTTCCCAAATGGAAACACATTGGGAAAAAACGAAACTGGATTTACCCAGCTTATATTCCAGCGGAAAAAACAGTAGACTCGATCATTAAAGAAACAGGTGAAGTCGTGATTGTTGAAAGTATTGGCGATAGCTTGGCTCTTTATGAATCGGGCATTAAAAATAACCTTGTTTCTTTTGGTTTAGGATGCCAACCTATTATGCTATCATATCTCAGCTCTTTTCCAGTTGAACGTATTATTATCGCTGGCAACAATGACAGCACTAGTGACGAGAACCACGGATATCTCGGCAATGTAAAAACACTGATCAATTTGTTGCCATACTTTGATTTTAGCAGAATTGAAATTCGTATACCGCCAGAAAACCACAATGACTTTTTTGATGCATTTAATTCTGGAGTAGATTTAAAAAATTGGTATAATAGTGCTGTAGACCGTTCCTTGTTTATTAAACAATTGATAGACTTTGTGGCTAAAAACAAACACAAGTTTCAAACAAAAGAATTGAACATCCTACGCAAAGTCTTAAAACAAAATGAGCGAACCTAAAAACTCTTTATCTGCCAGTAGAATCAAGACTCTCCAGTCTTGTAGTTGGTTATATTACGCAAAATACGTTCTCGGAATACCAGATGCCTCTAATGATGGGGCAAATAGAGGCACTATCTGTCACTTGATTTTTGAAGTTCTTGGCAATCCAAGGCATAAAAAAACATATAATAAAATCATTAAAAAGAACGACATCTTTTGTTGCCCAGCTATCAAGAGGCTAGTTTATAAACACGCTCGACTATTGAAAGTCGATGATGATGAAAATATTGAGCTAATCAAAGAAATGACTTTGAACGGTTTGATGTATGATTTTTTTGGACTGGCGAATGGCAAACCATCCCTAGCTGTCTCAGAACAAGATTTTGATATTGTAGTCAATGATGGAGTTTTAAAATACAAAATCAAAGGCTTTATTGACAAACTTTTTCTTTATAAGAATAAAAAATTCGCTTTAATCAGAGACTTCAAAACAAGCAAAAAGAAATTTGTAGGCAAAGAAGTTTCAGATAATCTTCAGGATTACATGTATAGTCTTGCTGTGAAACATTTGTTTCCAGAATATCACAACAGACAAAGTGAATTTTTGTTTCTAAAATTCGACTTAAATGCTCCAAAAGACTCTGGCGTTATTACTATGAGTCCTATTTCAGACGAAGATCTGGAAGGATTTGAGCATCAGTTGACAGCCATCCAAGAGTATTTGGATAACTTTTCAGAAGAAGATGCTATTGGAAATCTCGCCGCGAAACAACCTTATCCAAAAGACAAAAGCTTTGGTGGACCATTGCAATGTGGATTTGCCAAAGAAAAGGGTCAGTTAAAAATTGATGGTAGCGTAATGTGGGCTTGTCCAGCCAAATGGAGCATGTATTTTTATAAAACTTTCGATAAGAACGGTGTTTTTAAAAAATCGTATTTCGAATCTGAGTGGAATGAAAATTTAATTCCCGAAGGTGGAAGCTTTGAAAAAGTTTTTTATTCGGGATGTTCAGCATTTAAGCAAAAAAGTTCTTGACATCAATTGAGAATCGATTAGGATGCTCTTGATGACTCCTATTTTCACATCACATTTCTCAATCGGGAAAAGCATCTTAACACTATCTCCACCAGAAAAGCAATCCGCAGATGGGGCAGATAGTATCTTTTCTATTGCAGTAGAAAACAACCTAAAGAAGATATTTCTAGTCGAAGAATCTATGACTGGATTTTTTGATGCTTTTCGCATTTCAAAATCTTTAGGTATTCAGTTAATTTTTGGTTACAAGTTTTCTTGCGTAAATAATTATGAAGATCTTGAATCAAAACACAAGTTAATTGCTGTTGCTAAAAACGACGAGGGGTGCAAAGACTTGAATAAGATTTATTCATTTATTAATACGCGCTCTGATAATGTCATTTCAAACGAAGACTTGTTGAGTCAATGGTCTGATGATTTGTTTTTGGCTGTGCCATTTTATGATTCTTTTATTTTTAATAATCACATGAAATTGACACAATGCATTCCTGATATTATGCCATTGAAGCCAACTTTCTTTATCGAAAAGAACAACCTACCATTTGATGGTTTAATTGCGGATGCAATCAAAAGATATGTTCAGGCAAATCCATCAGCTAAAATTGAAAACGTCCAATCTATCTTCTACAAAAGTCCTGAAGATTGCCAAGCGTTTCAAACATACAAAATCTTGAATAACAGAAAATTAGGTAA